ACGATCACACTGACCAATCAGTTGGCTGTACACCTTGCCAAGATTTATCAGCGTGGCTTCACTGTTGATATGGACGCACTTGAAGATGTGCGTAAAGAGTTCCAACAGGAACGTGACCAGTTGGTTGCTGACCTTGAGGAACAGGTACGTGATCTTATGGGTGATCGTCCAATCAACTTGAACAGTCCAGAACAATTGTCATGGGTTATCTACAGCAAGAAACCCAAGGACAAAAAAGTATGGGCAGATTTGTTTGACGACTATCGTATGACAGATACTGAGTATCGTAGTACGGTACGTCAAAATACTGAAACGTTATACAAACAGAAAGCCAAGAAGTGTAATGACTGCAATGGCGTAGGTAAAGTATACAAAACTAAAAAGGATGGAACACAATATGCAAGACCAAATAAGTGTAATGGATGTGATGGGGTGGGCTATCGCTTTCTGGATTATCGTTCTAGCGTTGCGGGGTTAAAGTTCAATGCTCCAACTTCAAAATGGGCTTCAGCCAACGGTTTCGCAACAAGTAAAGATAAGCTTGAATACCTTGAAGGTGTCGCTAGAGAACGTGATATGCAAGACGCAGTGTTGTTCTTACAACGAGTACGCCGTTTGTCTGCCGTTGACACATATCTCTCAAGCTTTGTGGAAGGTATATCAACTCACGTAAAACAAGATGGTAAGCTGCACGTCAGGTTACTACAACACCGCACTGCTACTGGACGTTTGTCTGGTGCCGATCCTAACATGCAGAACATGCCACGTGGTGGTACGTTCCCAGTAAAACGTGTGTTCAAGTCACGTTGGGATGGTGGTGAGATCATGGAAGCTGACTTTGCACAGTTAGAGTTTCGTGTTGCTGCATTCCTATCACAGGACAAGACTGCCATTGATGAGGTGACCACAGGCTTTGATGTACACTCATACACTGCACAGGTTATCACTGATGCAGGGCAGAACATGTCACGCCAAGAGGCCAAGGCACATACATTCGCTCCGTTATATGGTGCCAGTGGATTCGGTCGTACACCCGCTGAGGCTGCATACTATGAGCAGTTCACTAAGAAGTATTCAGGTATAGGCAAGTGGCACAAAGAGCTTGCACGTGAGGCTCTGGCTACGGGTAAGATCAAAACACCGTCTGGTCGTGAGTTCTCTTTCCCTGATGTTACTCGCCGTGCTAATGGTACTGTGACATTTTTCACACAGATTAAAAACTTTCCTGTGCAATCGTTTGCCACGGCTGACATTGTACCTATATCCCTGATATACATCGACAAGCTATTAGGGGCTAATCAAATGCAATCATGCATCGTCAATACCGTACACGACTCCATCGTGATTGATGTGCATCCCAACGAAAAGGACAAAGTATTACGGATAATAACAGCAGCCAATGACCGACTGCTTTCTATCGTCAATAAGAAGTGGAAACTGGATTTCAATGTACCACTTTTATTAGAAGCAAAAATTGGTCCGAATTGGCTTGACACAAAAGATGTGTCGTGATATAACTAAGAACTCGCAAACAGAAAAGGAGATTTATAATGAATCAAGTAGCAACAATTAACACTGGTAACTTCAACGCAATGGCAGAAGCAATGGGCATGTCTGTTGACAACAATCAGAAGTCACAGGCAAGTACACTTGCACGTTTACGTATCAATCACTCAGCTATCATGGGTGAGGAAACAGTGAACGGCAAGAAGGTAAAGATGGAAGTTGTATCGGGCGGTACGTACAAGTTGGAAATCCCAGATGGGCCAACATACTATGCATCTACTGCGACTATTCGTCCATACCTACAACGCTTCATGTACAAGCGTTTCATCAAGGGTAACGACACAACACCTAACCGTTATGTCAAAACTCTGATGGCTAACGATCTGAACAATGACATGAAGGACAATGATGGTGGCTTCAACTGTGGTAAACCTGCGGGTTACATTGAGGACTTCAAAGCATTGCCTGAGAAAACACAAGAGTTGATCCGTCAGATCAAACGTGTTCGTGTCATGTTCGGTACAGTGCAACTGCATGATGTTACAGACGCACAAGGTAATCCAGTCGAACTAGATGAACAGGCATTCATCTGGGAGATTGAAAACCGTGATGCATTTAAAACTGCAGGGACACTGTTCAACAAGCTAGGCAAGATGCGCCGTTTGCCAGTGCAGCACAACATCAAAGCTGCAACTGAAGAACGTGCATTACCTAATGGTAGTAAGTTCTATCTGCCTACATTGGCTCTTGATCTGAACGAAACACTTGATGTGCAAGACGCAGAGCAAGAAACATTCGCCAACTTCCTAGCATGGGTGGAGAATTACAACGAGTACATCAAGGGTGCTTGGAATGACAATGCGTACAAGAATGATGACACAGATACAGATACTGTTGAGTCATTCGTGGATATTGACGCAGAGGATTTCGTGTAATGAACCACCCTGCTGAACTAAAGCTGCACCAGTTTATGACTGATGCTGCCAATGGAAAGAGCACGTTCACTGAGGAACAGGCTAAGGATATTGGGGCAGAGGTTGCTGATGCAGTACTTCGTCAGTTCGGCAGCGGTAAGTCACGGGATGAGTTCACACTTAGGATGTCCAACATTGGGCGTCCTACTTGTCAACTGTGGTTTCAAAAGAACCATCCCGATAAGGCTCTACCAAAGCCGAGCACATTCGTAATGAACATGATGATAGGAGATATTGTTGAGGCTGTTTTTAAAGGTCTGCTTAAAGCTGCTAGTGTGGAGTTTGAAGACACTGATAAAGTTAGCCTTGAAGTGGGAGATACTAATGATACTAGGGTTTCTGGCTCTTATGATCTTGTCATAGATGGTGCTGTTGATGACGTGAAGTCAGCATCACCTTGGTCCTACCAGAACAAGTTTGATTCATTTGGCACACTAGCCAAGGGTGATGGCTTCGGATACGTAGGACAGCTTGCAGGTTATGCCAAAGCATCTGGCAAACGTGTAGGTGGATGGTGGGTCGTGAACAAAGGCAATGGTGACTTTAAATATGTACCTGCCGATGGACTTGACCTTGATAAAGAACTTGATAAAATCAAGTCAACTGTTGAAACGGTGAACAACAATGAGTTCAAACGTTGCTTCAGTCCAGTGCCTGAGTTCTTTCGGGGTAAACCCACAGGGAACAAGGTACTAAATGATAACTGTCGTTTCTGTGATTTCAGATACGAGTGTTGGCCCACGATGGTTGAAGAACCATCACGTATGAGTAAAGCAAAAGACCCCAAGACGGTGGCATACATAGAGGATTAATTATGTTAGGTGATTCAGAAATAGAAGAACTACAAAATGAAATAGCTGCTCTTGAGGAACAGCTTACTGCTCTAAAGACAGAGCTACGAGACAAACGATTTGCAGGTGTACGTGAAGCAATGAAAGCACGTAAGGAAGCAGATCAACTGTTGAGTGAAGAGCTTCGTGCTCTAGGTGTACGCCGTGTGAACTGGCATCCGTTTATCTAATGAACGGTAAGCAGTTCAAGGCTGCGTTAAAGCATGGGTATAGGAGTGGACTAGAGATCAAAGTAAAAGATTACTTGAAGGAGAAGAAAGTCAAGTTCAAGTATGAAGCCATCAAGATTGAATGGGAAGATTTGATGTACCGCACCTATACCCCCGACTTTATACTTGCAAATGGTATCATCATAGAAGTGAAAGGAAGGTTCACATCAGATGATAGACGCAAACACGTAGCAGTAAAGAAGCAGCATCCTGATCTTGACATACGATTTGTATTTGAAAATAGTAAACGTAAGTTGAGTAAAGGGGCAAAGACAACATACGCCACATGGTGTGAAAGAAATAAATTCTTATATGCAGATAGGGTTATTCCAGAAGAATGGTTGAAAGAGAAAGGTGTTGACAATCATCCAGACTTAGTAGTATTTCCTTATGACAAAATAAAAAGGAGCTAAACATATGCTAAACTCACTAATAAACTTTAACCCTAACGATTTCGTTATCCGTATTTCACCAGAAATGGATGACAATGGAGATTGGACAGGTGACCTTACAGTAGGTATGCTGACAACAGATGATAACACAATGAAAACAGATGACTTTGCACATCTGAAAGTGTTGACCGACATGTTGATTGCTGCTATACCTTTAATGGAACAGGATCATGATGTAAGGCGTAAGCTGTTCAAGCTAGTTGATGAGATTGATGCTGATGAAA